GATCTACAGCGTAGTGATCTCGGCGATCGTGTGATTCTTGACTACTTCGAGAGCACCGAGCTTCCGGTGAGAGGGTAGGTCATGGCCAACCTCTACGGTCGTCGGTGCCGTCTGCTTACCGCGAGGCAGGTTGCGAGTGATTACCGCACGCTGTCCACCGACGTGATCGAAATCACCGACTTGCGTGTGGCGTTCAAGGTGCGTAAGTCCTCGGCCAAAGAGCCGAACACCGCCGAAGTCACCGTCACAAACCTGAGCCGCGCCACGCGATCCGCGCTTCAGGAAAAGGGTGTCAAGTTCCAACTTGAGGCGGGGTACGAGGGGACCGGGATCAAGCGCGTGTTCTCGGGTGACGTTCGCGCGCTCGATCACTCCCGCGACGGTGCGAGCTGGCACACTCGGCTGAAGAGTGGGGACGGTGAGCGTGCGTTTCGCTTTGCCCGTGTGAGCGAGAGCCACGCGCCGGGGGCACCTGCAAGCGACGTAGTTCGCAAGCTTGCTGACGCGCTCGGCCTGGGGCTTGGTAACTTCGGGCAGGTGTCGGCAGCCCTCGCAGCGATCCGCTTTGAGCAGGGGGTTGTGACCCACGGCCCGGCGTCAAGTGAGCTGACGAAGGTGCTTGTCAAAGCCGGGATCACCTGGTCGATTCAAGACGGGGAGCTTCAATTCCAGCGCGACGATTTGCGCATCGGTCCGCAGATTCCTGAGCTGGCCCCGGACAGCGGGCTTATAGGGTCGCCGGAGTTCGGATCGCCGGTCGTCAAGGGCGGCCCTCGACTGCTCACTTTTAAGTGCCTACTCGACGCTGACTTGAGGCCGGGCGGTAGAGTGTCGATCAAGTCTGAGCGTCACACGGGCGTAGTACGGCTCTGGAAAGTCGAGCACAACGGTGACACGTCGGGCGGGGATTGGTACACCCAAGCGGAAGGGTTTCCCTCGAAATGAGTGACACACCGCAGACACTGCAAGAAGTGCTATCGACGCTGGCGGACACGATCCGCCTGTCGATCAACACCTGCCTACCTGGCCGGATCACAAGGTACGACGAGACTCGACAGCGAGCCGACGTCCAGCCGCTCGTAAAGCTGCGCAGGTTGACAGAAGAATCCGAGATCGCTGTAGACACCCTGCCCGTGGTTCCGGCTGTACCTGTCGTGTTCCCAGGCGCGGGATCTTGGCGTCTCACCTTCCCGATCCAAGAGGGTTCCACGGGTCTGCTGATCTTCTCGCAAGCGAGTCTCGATCGCTGGCTTGTGAGCGGTGGACTTGTCGATCCCGAGGACGATAGACGGTTTGATCTATCGGACGGAATTTTTATACCGGGGCTGCGTGACTTCGGGCATCCGCTCAAGAGCGCCCCGCTCGACAGGCTCACGCTCGGCCACGACGACGGCGTACAAATCCACATCGACAAAGACGCGATCCGTGTGGGTTCAAACCTGCCCGTGCAGCTTGAGTCGGCAGCGCTCGCCGACACGCTGTGGACGCACCTGAACAGTGTGCTGCACGGCTGGCTCGCCACTCACACGCACCCTACACCCTCGGGCACTTCATCCGCACCGGGTACGCCACCGCCTAGCCCGTCGGATTTCAGGTCTGCCGCCGTCAAGGTGAAACGATGAAACGAGTGACGGACTTCGGGCTTGATTCCGACGGTGATATGTACGCCGATGATCTGGGGCTGGTGCTCACGGGTGACGCACCGGGGGTTCTTCAGCAGACGAGCTTGCGGCTGCGCTTCTTCAAAGGTGAGTGGTTTCTCGACGACGAGCGCGGCATGCCGTGGTGGCAGCGTATCCTCGTGAAAAACCCCGACGTGGTCGAAATCGAGGGTTACTTCCGCGACGCGATCCTCAGCGTTCGCGGAGTGCGTGAGCTGACCTACCTGGCAAGCAGTTACACCGACGCAAAAAACCGCGAGTTTCGGATCGATTGGCGAGCGTCTACCGACCTCGGCGAACTTGCGTCAACGGAAAGGATCACACTTTAAATGGCGGGGCTTACACTCACCGGGTTCGAGGTAAAGACGCTTGCTCAGTCGAAAGCCGAACTCGACGAGCTTTTCAAAAACACTTTTGGGGTCAGCCTCGGCAGTGAGCCGGACGGCTCGATCCCGCCCGATTCGGTGGCGGGGCAGTTTGTCGGGCTGCTCGCAGATCGCGAAGCCGAGATCTGGGAAGTGATGCAAGCTCAGGCATCGGGCTTTGATCCCGACAACGCCACCGGGAAAGCGCTTGTAGCACTGTGTGCGCTCACCGGCACACTGCCGAACCCCGAACGTAAAAGCTCAGGTGTTGTCGTGCTGACGGGCGATCCTGGTACTGTGCTGACTGTCGGGCGTGGTGTGTCGGAGGCTACGAGCGGCGCGCGGTTTTTGACTACCGCTGCTGTCACACTCTCGCTTGATTCGAGTTGGGCCACGTCCACGGCCTACGCAGTCGGTGATCGTGTGACAAACGGGGCAAGCCCGGCTCGGATCTATCAAGCCACGGTCGCGGGTACAAGCGCTGCCCTTGGTAGCGGGCCGAGTGGTACAGGCTCGGTGATTACCGACGGGTCTGTGACGTGGACCTACTGCGGCGAGGGGACGGCAAGCGGTGTCTCTGCGGTCGAGTCTGTGGAAGCCGGACCGTATGCTGCGGCGACCGGCACGCTGACTGTGATCGACACACCAGTCACCGGCTGGCTCAGTGTCCGAAACCTATCCGATGTCAAGGTCGGGGCCTATCTCGAAACGGACGCCGCCCTGCGTATTCGTCGAGAGAACGAGATCACGGGCAACGCCAACGGAACGCTGGACGCGATCCGCGCGAAGCTTCTGCGCGTGGGCCAGGGCGGCGCAAATCCCGTGCTTGACTGCGTCGTCTTCGAGAACACGACGATGATCGTCAGCGTTGACGGGCTTCCGCCCAAGTCAATTGAGGCGATCGTGTTGGGTGGTGACGATCAAGTGCTCTTCGATACGATCCTTGCGACGAAGGACGCCGGTATCGAGTCACACGGTAACACCGTCGGAAGCTCAAACGACAGCGCCGGATTCCCGCATGTCGTCAAGTTCACCCGACCGACGGAAAAGCTCGTGTGGATCGAGCTTGACTTGATCAAGGATGTCGGGCGCTATCCGCTCGACGGCGATGCTCAGTGTGCGCAAGCTATCCTCGACTGGCACACGTCAGCGAACGGCTACACTTTCGGCAAAGACGCCACTGTCTGGGGGATATCTACGTCGCTGTACAAAGTCCCCGGCGTGCTCAAGGTGTCGAGCGTGCGGCTCGGGTTTGCCCCAGCTCCGGTCGGCACCGCTGATCTTCCGATCGCGATCCGTGAGATCGCCCGATTCGATTCAAGCCGGATCACAATCAGCTCGACAGGTGGGACGCCGTGAGTTCGATTACCTACCGCCCTGATGTGGCCGCGTTCCTACTGTCGAGGCTTGCCGAGGAGTTTCGCAAGCCCCGGATTAGCAAGCTGTTCGGAGGTATCGGCACTCAGTACCAGGCCCTTGAAGATGCCGCGTGGCAGCTCTACACGCTTCGCTCGGTTGATACCGCCGAGGGCTGGGTGCTTGACGTGCTCGGTAAGCTCGTCGGGGAGCGAAGGCAGGGCAGCCTGGACGCTGATTACCGAATCCGAGTGCGCGCGCGGATTCGCGCAAATCTGAGCGACGGCACAATCGAGGACGTGCTCGCGGTGTTCAGGCTGCTGCTTGGCGGTACTGGCACGCTTCACATGCAAGAGTACTTCCCGGCGGGCTTTGTCTTGCGCGTAGGCGGTGTCTCGCTGACCCTTGCGCAAATCGCGATCTTTGCTCGGTTTCTGCGCCAAGTCCGAGGCGCTGCGATCGACGCGCAGCTCGGCTATCAGACCGTCGCAGACGCTGACGCATTTGTGTGCGCGACTTCCTCGCCGCTCACATCACCAGTAGCGGTCAGCGCGATCACAATCACAGTCGCTGACGCGACATCATTCCCGGCCAGCGGAACCGTCACGATCGACGAGGGCCTGCCCTCAGCCGAAACCCTCGCGTACACCTCGCGCACCAGCACCCAGCTACTCACGGCACCGGCTGCCCTTGCACACAGCATTGGTGCGATGGTGGGTGTGGTCGGTAGTACGGGCAAGGGCTGGGGCGATACCTCAAACCCGAGCGCGGGCGGCGCGCTTGTAGGAGTTATCTGATGCTCGGCTATCTCAAAGACCACCCGGAAGTGGTGGCATCGGTGCTTGCGTTCGCGGGCGCGCTGCTGCGCCTGCTTGACAACCGACTGAAAACACGCGCGCTACTCGCAGCTTCGAGCGAAGAGGTGCGAGAGAAGATCGCAAACCTACCGCCTGTGTCCGGCCTGCTCGTGCTGCTGCTTGCAGCGGCTGCGCTGGTGTCGTGCCTGCTGGCCTTCGTCAAGTTTGAGCAGCAGCTCGCATCATCAGCCCGCGAGTGCAGCGCGGATCGCGACTGCGAACCACCGGCCAAGTGCAGGCGCGGTGCCTGTGTCGATCTGGCCGAGAGTTTCAAGCCAACCGTGGCGCTCTACTTCGAGCGTCGTCAATCACCTATCGGGAGACTGCCGTGATCAAACCAGCGTCATCAACACTGCCCCGGTGGGCAAGTACCGTATCTGCCGATCCTGCTCGCGTCGTCGAGCCCCCGTCCGGTAAAAAAGATGTGGGCTGGGATGTCGCGGAAAAACCCCCGGCCCAGTGGAAAAACTGGCTGAGCCTTCAGGTCTACACCTGGCTCCTGTGGCTTGATTCGTTTGAGTCAGAGCCTCACACATGGAGTCGGACGCAAACCCTCACCGAAGGCATCGTCGTATCGAACACGACCCTAAACACGAGGGCGATCCTCGCGACGGGTAACGGTACGGCTGAGGGTGCGAAGTGCGTAGGCGGCTCAACGGGCGGGCACGGCTGTATCGGGGAAGGTACAGGAGCAGGCACCTACGGTGTGTTCGGTCGCGGCCTGGTCGCAGGTGTGACAGGGGTTCGCGGCGAGGGCGGCTCAGGTTCGCCCGGCGGATCGTTCCTCGGCGGAGCGGGGGGGATCGGTCTACAAGCCGCTGGCGGCACTGGAAACTCTGCCGGACTTGCCGGGCAGGGCAGCGGTAACGGTGTCGGTGTCTCCGGTGTCGGCGGTGTGACGGGTGACGGTGGTGATTTTCGCGGCGGTACGACGAGCGGCACGGGCTGCACTGTCACGGGCGGCGGATCTTCGGGCATTGGTCTGCTGGCGACCGGCGGCGGGCCGAACGGCAACGCGATCGAAGCGGTGGCTCCGGGCAGTGGGCTCGCTCTCAAAGCCACGGGCGCGATCTCGACGAACGATTCGGTTTACGCCGACGTCGTGCTGCGAGCGGGAACCAGCTCGACTTGCACGGTGCGCTCAAATCGCGTCGAGTTCGACGGTGTGACGCACCCGGCGTCGAACGCATCGATCAAGCACCAAGTCCGGCCCGTCAACACGCCTCGCGTTTGGGCTACAATCGTTACCGACGGTGCTGGTAACGTGAGCGTGCTCGACGGTTCGGGGGTTGCCAGCGTCGCAATCTCGGGTACAGCGATCGTAGTGACGTTCGTTGATGCGTTCTTGGACAACAAGTACGCGGTGCTGGTGTCCGGGTACGACGGCTCGGTCGCCACAGGTACGCCGAAGTTTGGCGTGTACCAACCGAACAACACCACGACCACGGCGGAAATCGCGTGCGTCAGCGACCCGGCTACCGTGGTCCTTACTCTGTACCTGCTTGTCCTCGGTAGACAGTAATGTAGGCGGTGGTTCGACAGCTTGTGCCGGGGGGTACGTCGAGCCGAATTTCGTAGCTTACCTGCCTGGTGTAGGGCGGTGTCTTCAGCTCGCCAGAAAAATCGCTCTGGCTCAACGTGTAGTAGTCATTGTGCGAAACACGCACTGCTCTACGGACACCGAGCGCGCAACCGTCTGCGAAAAACAGACGCAGCCCTTCGGCGTGCAGGTCCGCCAGCCCGTCCACAACACCCGATCCGTCGAAACTCAACGAGCAGTCAGAGCCTGTGGACACAAGCCCGCGAGCATCCGTCAAGCCGTCAAGTACGCAGCGCGCGGCAGGCGCTGGATCGCATGCCGCAAACACTGCCGCTATAGCAAGTGCGGCCCTCAAGTCTTCAGGCACACCGCAAGGTGTAGCACCGGATAAACTGTGCCATCAGGTGCCAGAAAGACGGCAGCGCCTGACGGCGTTGCGCTCTCGGTGCTACCGTCAGGATCGAAGGCCAGCGCCGCATCAACACAGCGAGCCCCGGGTTCGCAGGCAAGAAACTCGTCGCACTGGAGAATCAGGCACTTGCGGTAGTAAGAGTCCGCCAGAAAGCAATTGGCGTCGGCAGCCTTGCCTGTAGCTACAGCCGGAAAGCGATCCTTCGGCAGTTTGCGGAAGTGCCAAGGGTGCAGCACGCGACCGCCCTCGTAGGAGGGCAGGTCCGCAATCGGATTCACGTCCAGCGGTTGCGCGTGCTCGCTAGGCCGCTGGTCAGGCGTGTAACAGCCCAGAGACAAGAGGATCGGCAGGATGGACAGCAGTTTTTTCACGACGTTTCTCCTTGCGTTTCTGACACTAAGGCAGTAAAAATACTGCTGTGTCAAGCAATTCTAACGAACGGGGATCGAGTTATGACCGTCGAAGGCGTCGGGCCTGGCTCGTGGACACCTTCGGGCTACGTAACGCGCGCGGTCGTGTCACTTGGGTAGTGTGTCACCACTGCGGGCGGCGCATGCGGGCAAGTGCTGGGGCTTGGGAAGTCGACAGGTTCCCGGTGTGCGGACACGCCGGGGGCAGCTACCGCCGAGGGAATATCGTGATCAGCTGCCCGGATTGCAACAAGCGTTGTGCTTCGTCGCACTCCGCGTGCCGCTCTGACGTTCCGTTCTGAGGAAGTAGACGAGTGCTCTGGGGCCACGTCCCCGCTCGCCGTACTCCTCAGTGCGTGTCTGCACTTGCGCAGCCCGACGGGCGTAGCCGATCCACTTGTAGGCCGTGACCCTCGACACGTTGAGTAGCCGGGCCACGTCTGAAGCTGTGCATGGGCGTCGGCGTAGCAGCCGCATCACCGCGCTGATAGCCCTGGCCCTGTCGGGTCTTGCACACAGGCCACACTCGTACGGTTGTTTATTGTGGTAGCACCTCATCGTGTGTGACGGTATTTGTAAACGTCTCCCGAGTCAAGCTCTTGACGCGAGCCTGAATCACAGAGACGCGCTGCTCGATCGCTTCGATCTCAATCCGTGCAAGCGCGTCTTGCTCAGCTTGTCGCTTTTCGATCTCGTCGATCAGCACTTCGAGAGCGCTCAACAGCGCGGCTACAGCTTGCATGCTTGCTCCGTTTCCTGTTTGAGCTTGGGCACGGTCACATCACCGATACGCTGTGCCGGTGGTTTGGCGAGCTGGCGCTTGACAGCACCGATCAGTGCGAGCGCTCGCTCGACGCAAGTGCCAGCTTTTGCGCAAGTGCTGGGTTCACGCTCACACGCTCGGTATGCGAGCGCGGCTTGCTCGTCTGCTTGACGGGCTGTCTTGATCAGGTTCTGACCGCAGGCTGTGGTCAGTGCGAGGGATAGCAGTAGTGTTCGTTTCATATCAAAAAGGCCGCTTGCGCGGCCCTCCTCTTGCGGTGGTTTTTCGTCAGGTTGTGTGCTTCAAATCAGGTAGCTCCTTTCGCGTAGACACGCCTTCGTTCAAGTCTGTTTAGATACCAAAGCCCGAGCCCCACAGCGTCAATCGCGTTATGGGCAAGCGACCCGACGGGCAGTCGCATAAGTTCGTTTTTCGTAAGCCTGTTCTTGATCCGCTCGGTGAACACATCACCGTCTACGGTCCCTTTCCATTCCGAGGGATGCGCTGCTCGCTTAAGGTCAGCGACCACGCCAGCTGCTACACCGCCGCAGATACTGGCCAGCGGTAGCAGATCATTCGGGTCGCCTTTGGTCTTGCCGCCTACTCGCTGATAGACCTGCGGGTACTCGATGATCAGATCAAGAGCCTCGTGCTTGTACTGCGCGCGGGCTGTGTCGATCGTGGCGATTACCTCCTCGCACATCGCCACAACAGCCGGGAGTGTTTCCCGGTGGTGGATCTCTGGACGGACAATCGCAGCGTGCTTGAGTACGGCACCCTCGAATACAGCAAGGCCACTCGCACGCAGACCGGGATCAAGCGCGAACGTAAGTCTCATGGCCCGTGCCCTCTACACTCGCGCTTTACGCAGATCTCGTCCGTCTCACAGTCATCGTCCTTGCTGCACGAGGGATACCTTGCGGAAGCGTACACGCTCGACAGGATCAGTAGCAGTAGTCCCCATACCGCAAGCGACAGCACAATCCCGTGCCTGTCTGTCCAGTGCTGACGACCTTGGCGCTTTTTCATTACAGCACCTCCGATCGGGCTGGCCCTTGCAGGTAGTCCAAGCACTCGGTGTGCAGCTGCTTAGCGTCGAGCGTGTCAGTGCTCACCTCACGCAGCTGCTGCACACTTGAGATCGCGTGCAGAAGAGGCCATGCGAGATCCCGAGTATCAGCGGGCAGCACGACGCTCGGGCAGCGCTCGGTGATCTGCATGTGGAACACCGGAATCATGCGGCGTAGCACGCGCTCCCGTAGCTGTTGATTGTCGAGGATCGCGGTCAGGGTCATATCGCCGAGCTTGCGATCACGCGGTGCTGTCACGGCGCGCAAGCGCTCAACAAGACCACCGACATACAAATCTGCTTCGATGACGGGGATGCCGCCACGCTGCGCAGCTTCAAACTCGCTCCGCGCTCCTCGACTGCTACGCCAGCGAGGACCAAGCACTACCGCACTACACGCCTGCATGAGCGACTCAGTCGCGTCGTACCAGTACGACTCACCGCCCAAACCCTCGACGCCGATCCCGGTGTTGTGTGGAATCACCGGGAAAAACTCCGAGTCAGAGGGGAAGTTCTCGCGCACGAATCGGCGCGCGTTCTCGATGTTCTGCGCGATCCCATGTGTCTCTGCTGTGTAGGGCATCGCGATATAGATCAGCTTCTTCTTCCGCATGTTGCTCCTCATACCACCGACGTAAGTCGGTGAGGTTGAAACGGTTTTTTACGAGCGTGTAGGGAACGCAGCCGCAGCCTACAAGTCCCACGGGATCAGCCTCCCGCCCTCGTCGTAACGGGCCTCGGCTTCTTTGAGCCAATAGATCGACAGCGCGGGCTTTGCGTCGAGCCTCACATCCGGTGTGTATCGCCCGCCCTCGGAGATCATCAGGTCAGCCAGCCGGTGCGCAGCCTCGTGTGCGCGGCTCTGGGGCACCTCGCCAAAAATCTCGTCGTGTGCGAACACCGGGAATCGCGAACCCCATAGCGCCGACTCGCGATCGAGGTACGCCTCGCGGGTGGCTGCTCGATAACTAGCTTTCGCAAGGTCCGACGCGAGGGCCTGAAACCCGTTGTTGGCAGCGGAACAGAAGTCAACCCCGCCTCTGTACCTGTCTACGCGTGGAGCGCCGTCCACGTAGTCGCTCGGCGACAGGCACGCGATCCCGCCCTGTGTCTCTACGCACGAGGTCACCCACGCAAAGTAGGGTTTCATTTCCGACCACTGTCGGAAGTAGCCCGGACGAAGATCGTTCTCGACGATCTCGACGCACCGCTTGCACAGCGGCGGATAGTCACGCCCGCGCCACTTGGTAACGAGCTGGGTGCCGCACTCTGGATCGCCGCCGAGCGCGATACAAAAACGGATACCAGGATAGACCCGTCCCGAGCGTCCGATCGTCTCACCCTCACTGCGCTTACGCTTCGCGAGCACAAGCCTCGCGCTCCCCATCCCACCGGGAAAGCCGAAGTTTGCAGCCTTCGCAGCTTGCCGCCAGCCCTTCGCCGCAGGGTCTTTCTTCGCGAGGAGCGCCAGCACCTCGTCAACGGACTTGCCGACGAGCGACGCGGCAAACCGCGTGTGTAGCAGACCAGGATCGCCTGACTCGTTGATAGCCTGCGCCATCTCGCTGTGGCCCACGACCCAGAGACACACCTGCGCCAGCGTGCAAAGCTCCAGCGCTGCGTAATCCACACTCACGTAGTAGTAGCCAGGGCGCGCTTTAAAGCACCCTCGCACGCCGAAGTCGTGTTCCTTCGGGGGCTCAAAACCCTTCGGCCAAGTGATCCGCCGGGGCATAAGCTGGACAAGCCCGGAGTAGGAAACCCGGCCCGACTCTACGAGTACGTTCGGTCGAGGGCAGATCGGATCACGAACACCCTTGCGCAGCTCAGGCAAGTAGGTGTCGTCCACCTTCACCACCTCGGACTCCGACAGGTCGATTAGATCCTGATGGTCAGATTCAAGCAGCGTGTCCCGATCCTTGGACACCTTGCCCGTCTCTGTTCGCGGCACATCCGGTGTCAGCTCCAGCCCCGTCCCGTCGCAATCTACGCAGGTGACAGCGTTCCCGTTTTTCCCGGTCGGGGTTTTGCCTGTGCCTCGGCACACCTCACACCGACCCGCATCCGGCGCGTATGCTCTGACTACCGCGCGCTTGATCGCCGCCTGATCCTGCGTCCCATCCGTGCGGAGAAATCCAAGGGCTTGCAGTCGTCTGTCTACTTCGGCCCTCGCGTCTTTTACGTAACCCTCAAGGATTGAAACCCTCTCGGGATCTGTACGAAGCCCCCAGATTGAACCCAGGTGTAGACACCACGCTGTTTCGGCTTGCGCGGCCAGGTCGTGGAAGTTCGCGTACCGGCCAGACGCGAACAGCTTCAGCTGGGCAAGCGCTGTCTGGGCTGTTTTAAGCGCGTCCTCTCGCGGGTACTCGACTGCGTCCGGCAGCCACTTCGCGATCGGAACATCCCGAAGCAGCCTGTATCGCTTCCGCCAGAAACCGGAGTGCTTGGCCTCATCCTGCCCCAAGTGTAGCGACGAGACAAAGTGGAGCGAGTACGCGCTCGTCTGCTTACCTTGCTCAGACCGGATCGGCTGTCCGGTGCGAGGGTCGCGGCCTAGCGTTCCCTCACCGATCGCCGCCAGCTGCTCGGCAATCAGCACGTCGTACACAAGACCCTCACGATAGAGGGCGAAGATCGTGCTGATCGATTCTGGGCATGTCTTCACAAGACACCCAAAGTCAAACACTCCGTTAGCCCACGCCGTGACCACCTTCCGGCGCAAGCATTCTTCAAGCTTCCCGGCCAGCGTGTCCGGTGTGAACGGACCGTCGGCTGTTGTGCCATCCGAGCCTGTCCAGCAAACCATGCCGGGAGTCTGGTTTGCGGGCGTCGTAAGACCTGTCTCTGTATCCAGTGCGTAGATCACTATCGCCTCTTGTGAGCACGTCGGGCTCGAACCCAAGCGCCGCTACAGCCCTGATCACAGACCACCCAAAGGAGCAGATTGCGTATCCAACCAGACCCGTGATCTCAGGCATTCGCTGCCGTGCTCGAAAGGGGCCGAAGCCCCGTGTACTATTCCGCTTGTGACCAGTTACACCGAGTGTAAATCTCAGTCGGCTTATCCTTCTTCGCCTGACTGTGCGCGTTGCACAGAACGATCCGGCCAGGGGACATCGACCCGTCCGGGTTCTTCTGCGGGCCGAACGGCTGACTCTCGCCAGTCGCCCACTCCATGTCATTCTCAAAAACCTCAAGCATCGAGGTCTTCGGATCGATGTCCTTGCGAGGCTCGCCGTCCTCAAGCCCTGCGGCGCAGTACTCCCCGTAGGTGAGATCAGGATCGAACGCAGCATCGTTAAGACCGGCGACGGCCTTCACAAACGACTTAACGTTCCCCGCTCCGTATTCGTTCTTCGTCAGGTTGACGACGAAGGAAGCTACCGATCCCTTTGCGTTCGGCTCGTACACTGCCTCGGTCTTTGTGGACTCAAGCACGAGGAGTTCCGCAATAAAGCAGACCCCTTTATGCCCGGCCTGCATGATCATACGCTGCACTTCAAACTTGTACTTACCCGGCGTGATGTGTACGCCGCTCTTGAACTCTCTGGCCTCGGCGATCTTTGCCCAAACGCTCGATTCCTTCTTGCTGCTCGGCTTCGCTGCTGGTCGAAATGCCATGTGCTCACTTCCCTTCTTGCTCGTGTTTGACATCCAGCACCCGCCGCCTCACCCGCTAACTGCTCGGATTGACTTCAAACGGACGGACACCAGACGACCTACTGTTTACAATTCCCTTGCTTACGGTGTCAAGAAAATCACGCTGGCGGTGCAGAGTTTTTGTAAGTTGCCGCCGACGCCTTGCACCCATCGGGCTTGCTTGATCGCGTTGTCGATTGCGTCTGTGTACTCTGGCGTGTGTCTGTACGCGAGCGTGACAACTTCGTCGCGCGGCTGCCCTATTCGGTGCAGCCGTCCAAGTAGCTGCTCCCAGTCCGATCCGCTTGACGGCGGGTTTGCAACAAGCTGCTCGTAGAAAAACCGCTGGAGCCCGTCGCGTCCCGTGCCGTGGCTTTTGATGCTGGCGACGATCGATCTGTCACCGCGCTCGGCCAGAATCCGATCCTCTGCGCCAACCCCCCCGCCGTGCAGTGGTATCTCTGCAAGCTCCGCGACGCGCTGTCCGAAAGCCCCGTGCTGGAACCAGACGATGCCCCGGTTTTCACACGCCCACTTGGCCGCGTCTCGCGCAAGGTAGTCGTCAATCCAGACGGCTTCGCTCTCGTGGTAGACCGAGTCTCTGATCTCGATCCAGTCAAGGTAGCTATCGCTTGCCCAGGTCGGCAGGTCGCTCGGCTCACCCAGGTGATAACGCGCTGCGGCCTTTGCGAGTAGTAGCGGGCTGTCGAGGTGCGGTTCTCGTCGCTTGAGCTTTTCGCGCACCTCCTTGTGCCACGCCTTACGCGCTTGAAACCACGCTTCAATCAGGCTGTCCGGTTCACCTTTTGGGAATATCCAGCGGTAGTAGAAACCTGCTGCCATTTCACGCGCAACGCGCGCCAGCTCCAGCGCGTCCACAAGTTCTTCCCCGTCCGGCCTCACCCAGGTTTTCCGCAGGTTCGCGAGCGCTTCGTTGATGCCCGCCGGGACGGTAACAGCTCTCTCATCGATCAGAATCGAGGCATCGATCGCACCCTCTTTTGTGCTCACGACACCGGGTGACTCTACGATCCGAACGTGCAGCGCGCGCTCGATCTCACCCTCACCTGTGGCCGCAAGCAGTCGCTGAAGCGGGCCGAGCGGCGCGGGGCTGTCGCTCGGGTCAATTGCTGCTGACCACTCATCGACCACGTCGGGATCAAGCGGAAAGGGGCTGCCTTCGCGCAGCGCGAACGCGGACAGGTGCGCGCCGTGTTTGACCGAGCTACCGAAGAGGGTGCCGGACCATGTGAAAAACCGGGCGTTGTGCTGCGCGAGGTACCGCAGAAACCGCCCGGTGCGCGCGGTGTCTTTGTTGCGCAGCTTGTGCCCTTCGTCCGCGATGATCACGTCGGGGCGCAGGCTCTCAAGTAGAGTCGTGCTCTCGGCTCGGCTCAATTCGGAGTACGCGATTACGTGCAGGCTCGGCTGGCCGGGTTGTATGCAGCCAAATTTACTGCCCACTCGAATCGAGGGTACGCGGAAGTGCTGGCTCCACAGCTTGTAGGCTGTGACGATCTGCCCGCGCAGCTCAGGCGGTACAAGCAGCACGGCCAGCTTGCAGCCCCGCACAGCCAGCGGCACCAGTAGATCAAGCCCGGTCTTGCCGTGACCTACACCGATCGGACCGAGCACACCACCGACCTGCTCAGCTTCTTCGAGCGCCCACGCCTGCGCCGGGCGAAGCCTCGTGATACAAGGCCAGCCGAGCGTGGCGCACTCACACCTCGCCGTCTTGCGTGCAAGCCTGACCGTCCACTTGTCGACAAGCTGCTCGGCTTCGGGCGAGTTAAGGTCAAGCACCGGACGCCTCGGTAGCGACAGCACACGATCCAGATCTTCCGATCGCGTCACGGTCCTGAGCGCCGGGACGTACGAGGCACTCGGATTGAACGGCGGTCTTACTGAGGCCATGCGCTTTTCCCCACGGTCATTTCCCGAGCCAGTGTCTCAAGCGCTGCGACTTGCTCGATCTCTTCAGGGTCTACCGTCTGCGCTTGAAACTTCTCACCGACGAACTCATACAGCCCTGGCGGTGTCCAATAATACTCCTCACACGCCAGCCCGTACTGCTTGAGGTCAGCGAGGAACTTGCGCAGATCAAGTAGCTCCCCCAGTGCTGACAGCGTGATCCAAAAGATCCGCCCGCTGATGTGCGGTAGCTTCGCGTCGCTTGTGCCCAGGCTTGCGACGTGCGCGCGCAGCCGGATGCGCCGTACGCCTTGCTCGGTGCTGGGCAGGTCTTCGATTTGCAAGGCGTACGAACGCATGGCTAGCGCCGTCCCCAAACGACAGTCGTGAACTTGCTCGCGATTGCCTGCGCCGCGACTTCGCGCACCTCGTCTCCAAGGCAGCGCAGTCCGCACAAGGAAGCGTTACCCACCTGATATCTGCGCGGGGTAAACTCAGCACGAAGCACGGCGGTAAGCGCGCCCTTCCATTTGCCGAACGAGAGCGGGCTGTCCGCCGGAGCGCACCGAAGATCAGCCGCGTTGTGCTGGCGGGCAAGCTGCTCAGCCAGTGCATCGACCTCCGGGCCCAGGTCGTAAACCATCTCGCACGTCTCGACCAGTGCGTCCACGATCAGGATCGTGTGCTCAGGCACAGTGGCGGGAAGCTCGTGCTGCTCAGACTGCGCCAGATCACGCGACTCGTGCGCTTGTAGTGCCGGTCGAATGTCGGTGCGTGTGTGCCCGGCCTCTTGCACAGCAGCGCGTTCGGTGCGCTGCTCGACCGCCGCTGGCGGCGATCCGGGCTGGGACTCGGGCTCAGGTGCAGTCTTGTGCGGGCGACCACGGCCACGCTTGGGGGCCTCGGCTGCACCCTGAGCTTCTGACTTCGCCGTCTCTCTGCGAGGCTCGACATTCTGCGCAGCCAGCTCCCGCGCTGCTGCGGGCAGGGTCTGAATCGACTCAGGTGGCACCGGCTCAAAGCTCTGCGCCAGCGTGATCACAGGCTGATCTGGCGGTGTGATCTGAGGCGGAGCCCCCTTGCAACCGATGTGCTTGATCGTGCCGTCGAGCAGCCGCGACACGTTTCGGATCGTCAGCTCCTCGCCGCAGTCGGCGCACCCCTCCTCGTCGTCGGAGCGTTCGATCTCCTCACGCAGCTTTGCCGCTACCTCTGCGCGGACTGGGCGGTGTGCTGTGACGGGTTGCACCGGAGCCGTGTGTACGGCTTGCGCTGGTGGTGCGGCGGGTTGCACCGGGGCCGTGTGTACGGCTTGCGCTGGTGGTGCGGCGGGTGCTGGCTGCTGGGCTGGCGTCACTTGCGTCTGAGGTGCTGGCGTTGCTCGGCGTAGACTCATGGGGGTTCTCCAGATGTTTTTCAGGCGTTCAGCTTCAGTCTTTGGACAATAGCTTGCGTGCGGACAGCCTCCGTAGGCCGAGCACGCGAGCAGGTTTTTCGGTACTTCGGATGCGTCGCTGATCTCGGCGACGCGCTGCATATCGCTTACGACAGCGGTCAAGCGTCTGTGCTCACCCTCTAGGTGGTCGCGTGTGGCGACGATCGTGCGCTTCGTCGCAAGCTTCTGCCCTCGCGTCTGAAAGTAGACGTGGGATAGCCGGACACGATCCGCGTGTCTGTCTGCGTTGAGCACGGCTAATCCGTAGCCCACCATCTGCGGGTCGGTAAGAAGTGCCGCGCCTGACTTTCCGTACGCGGCGATGCTCGACGTTGTTTTCCAGTCAAGCACTTCAATGACGTCCTCGCTGACTTCCGCACCCTCGCCATCCAGGTGTACGGTGCCGCAGTCGAGGAGGTCGATCCTACCCGACAGGTACACGCCCGCGAAGTCGAGCTTGAGGCGAAACACTCGATCAGGAACTTGGACCTCGACGTACTGCTTTTCCCCGCGCCGGATCAGATGCTTTCCGGCTCGCACTTCAGGCGAGAGCACATCCTCGCCTGTTTTAAGGTAGTGCTCGATCGAGGTGTGGAAATCCTTACCTTTGGACTTCGACGCCGTCTCAGGCTCGGGCTTGCCCGCGACGTATCGAAACCACCACCTGCGCGGGCAGCCTGCCGGTTGCGTCGGATCGAATGAAGCGATCTGACTGACTGACACTTTTTCCAAAATCATAGGTCGGTCCAGGTTGGCGGGGGACCGATGTCGATCGGCTCGCTCCCCGGCGCAGATAGCCGCACCTCAAACCAGATCCCCCAGCGCTTGCAGACCTTGCAGTACGTCGCTCGTATGCGGCAGGCGTTGCCAAGCTCAACAGCCTTGTCCCGAAGCTGTTTTGTGAGAGGGTCAAGGTCATACCTGTGCGGGGTTCTGGTCAGCAAGTCGATCATCTGTCACCTCTTGTAGCGCAGCATGTCCGCGTCTCGGGATGGTCCTTAACTCCTCGGTCGGAGCGAAACCGCGCACCTGACGACCGAGCACCGAAGTCCGCTTTCGTTCAAAGCCTAGTTTTTCCAGCGCGATCCCGACCTCGGAAAGTATGGAAGGTGATAACCGATCCGGTGGGAATTGTAAAGCTTTTGTTGCGGCTTCCGCCGCTGTGAAAAAGAGAGGTCGCCGGTTAGGCGTTTGATCAAACCACCATTCAATAAGACGCCCGTCGTACTGAGCGTCCTTCAGGCGTGCCTCTGTTTCGCAATCCATGGCGGTCTGTTCGCTCGGCGTCAGCCACCAGTGGTGGCCGTTCTCGCCACCGCCCGCGCTCTGCCAAGCACGAAACTCTGCCACCGCTTGCGCCCAAATTTGATCACGATCGCGCCGGATCTTGGCCCGGTCGAAATCGGCAGTGCTCGCAAAAGGCCAGTATCGCCGGTTGCCTGTCCGATCGGTGAGGTACTGCCGGTCGTTCGTCGTGCCTACAAAGACGGCGCGGCGCGGAAAGTCCTGGGGCGACTTGCCGTAGGGTGGCCGGAACTTGTCGATCCGCTGGGCGAAGAACAGCTTCTTGGCGCTGTCCTCAGCGCGTTTGAACGACTCCAGCTCCCCCAGCTCGCAGATCCAGTGTGTCGCGGCGAGCTGCTTGGAGTCCTTGTCACCGATCACAATCTTCTCCTGGCAGAACCAGTCACCCGCCAGGATTTCGAAAAACGTGGATTTGCCGAGCCCGCCTGCACCCTCAAGGATCAGGACGGTGTCCACCTTGCAGCCCGGTGACAGCGCGCGGGCCACTGCCGACCGTGCCCATTTGTGGCCGCACACGTCCGCCAGCTTGCTGACGTTCTCGCCGCTCGGACTACGCCTGCTGACCCTGGCGTAGTCCTCAAAAAGCACAGACAGCCGGTCGACTCCGTCCCACTGCAGGCCGTTCAAATAGTCGGCAAGCGGATCAAAGCGATTGGCCCAGGCCACGCGCGCGATGCGCAGCCCCACGTCGTGTGGTTTGAGTCCGATCCCGTGATGGCGCTGGAGCCAGTCACACACCTCGACTTCGAGGATACCCTCGCTTGCACCTTCAAACGGTCCACCGCAGACCACGACCTTTTTTGATACAAGGTCGAACTTGATCGTGTTCCGCGTCTCCTCGGAAAAAAGGAGGGTCACAAAGGCATTCTCCCCACACGAGATGACGGCGTCCTTTGGACTCTTGAGTAGCAGATCCTGCCACTGCTCAAACGGGTCTGTGTCCGGGTCAACCTCTGCCAGCTTGTCCGGCCTCACCACGATCTTGCACAGCCGCTCCCTGATCGCGTCATCGTTCGCCTTGCGTGCCGCGTCCGCGTCAGCGCGCCGAACCTGCGCACGCCGGAAGCTATCCATCGCCACACCGAGCCAGTGGGTAAGCCCCTCATCACCCAGCTCGGTGCGAGCAAGCGCGGGTGTGATGAGTTCCGCAAACGTGTCCACGCTGACATCCGGCGGCAGCGCAAAAGCACAGAGGCTTGCGGCCTGGTTGATTCGCACCGACCTGTTACCGAGCCTTGCGATCGCTGTGCCGCGCACGATCGCATCCAGCAACTCGGCGTGCTCGGTGTTGCCCTGCCTCGCCTTTGCGGTCCGAAGCT